CGCCGCGACCGCAGCCTGTCGGCTCGACGCAGACGCGCGTCGGCCTCGCTCTGCTGCGCGACCTCGTAGCGGGCGCCGCGCTCGTGCACGACCACGTGACGCTCGACATCGACGGCGCGTTCGCATCGACGCAGGTCAGGACGACGATGGCCGGGCTGATCGTCGCGTCGTCGTCCCACTCGCACCTTGTCCGGGCTGCAGTCTGGGCCGTCGGCGCTGCTCATCGACCGCAGCCGTCGCCGGCGATCCGGTGAGTCACTCGACGGAGTGATGTAAGGCCGACGGACGTCGCGGTACGCTCGATCGGCGGCGGCACGGAGGGAGCGCAGACGGCGGCCCGCTGCGCTCCCACCGCACCTTTCAGAGTACGCGCAGACCGCAGGCGTGCAGGCTCGATCCTTACGCTGAAAAGGGACGTGCGCCTATTCAATCGTGCGATCCGTCCACCGGACGAAACGCCGAACGACAACGACCCCGCGAGCGTCCCGCCCGCGACGGTCGGACCTCCGACGGCGACGCCCGGCGATCCGCACGGCGTCATGCTCGTCGGCGACTCGGTGCCGTTCACACCGCCGCCGACGATCGTGCCGTCTGCGTGGTCGGGCTGGCCCGCTGAATGGTGGCCCCCGCTCTGGAACGGCTACGGCCGCACGACGCTCGGTGACATGGCGTGGACGTGCCTCGATCTGAACGCGAGCGTGCTCTCGACAATGCCGCCGTACCTCGTAGACGCGCCGCCGTCGCTCGATGCGAGCTGGCTCACGAATCCCGACCCCGACATCTACTCGTCGTTCGAGGAGTTCGCCAAGCAGCTTTTCTGGGACTACCAACTCGGCGAGGCGTTCGTGCTCGCGACTGCTCGCTATCGCACCGGCTGGCCCGCTCGATTCCACGTCGTGCCGCCGTGGTCGATGAACGTCGAAATGCGTCAGGGCCGACGCGTCTACTCGATCGGCGAGGAGGACGTCAGCGCCGACGTGCTGCACGTGCGCTACGCGTCGAGCGTCAGCGACGCTCGCGGGCACGGGCCGCTCGAAGCGGGCGCCGCGAGGACGACTGCCGCCGAGGTCCTCATGCGCTACGCGACGTCGCTCGTCTCGAACGGCGGGATTCCGACGTCGGTCCTAGAGCATCCCGACGAGCTGACCGAGACGCAGACGACGCTGCTCAAGGCGCAGTGGGTCGCGTCGCGTCTGTCGTCTATCGGTGAGCCTGCGGTGCTCTCGGGCGGCGTCACATGGAAACCCGTGCAGCTCGATCCCGAGCAGATGGCGCTCGTAGACCTCGCACGTCATAACGAGGCTCGTATCGCGATCCTGCTCGGCGTGCCGCCGTTCCTCGTAGGGCTGCCGATGGGCGACTCGATGACGTACTCGAACGTGTCGAGCATTTTCGATTACCACTGGCGCTCGGGTCTACGACCGAAAGCGGCGTCTGTCATGGGCGCTCTGTCTGAGTGGCTACTGCCGCGCGGCTCACGCGTCGAGCTGAACCGCGACGAGTACGTGCAGCCGGGACCGTACGAGCGAGCGCAGACCGATCAGATTCTCGCGTCGATCGTGGACCCCGCGACGGGCCAGCAGGCGAAGTCGGTCACGGAGATTCGCGAGCAGGAACGTTTCGCCGACCCGATGCCAGACCTCGCGGAAGGGGTGCTCAGATGAGCGAGCAGATGACGACGACACCGAGGCCTGCGGGCGAAATGCTCTACCGCGCGGCGAGTCTCGTCGGCGTCTCGTTTCCAAAGCGGCTCATAGAGCTGATCGTCATGCCCTACGAGGAGGAAACGCTCGTAGAGCGCGGCGGGCGCATGGTCCGCGAAATCGTCTCGCGCGGCGCCTTCGACGGGATCGAGCGCCGGGCGAATCGAGTCAAAGCGAACCGCGACCACGACGTGACGCGAACCGTCGGTCGAGCGGTCGCCTTTCATACGAGCCGCGACGAGGGTCTCGTCGGCGAAATCCGAATCGCGCAGACGCAGCTCGGCGACGAAACGCTGACGCTCGCAGACGAGGGCGTCATCGACGCGTCGGCGGGATTCCTCCCGTTCCCGGGTGGCGAAAAGTGGGAGACGCGCTCGCGCGTGCGGATGCTGAAATGCTGGCTCGGGCACGTCGCGCTCGTCGCAGACCCCGCCTACGAAGGCGCTCGCGTGCTCGCCGTCAGAAACGCGCCGACAGACGTGCCCGAGGACGTCGCGACGCCGAACCTCGATCAGGTGCGCGGCTGGCTCGCTGCAGAGCGGTACAGCGAAATCTCGCGGTCCGTGCAGGCCTGATCGTTACTCTCTGACGTAGACCGCTGAACTACCTCCCGTTGCAGACCGCTGGGCGGGCCGGGAGCTGAGGGCGAAGCGGATCGCTAGCTAGCGCGACTTGTCAATCGCGTGCAGTTGGAGGTCCCGAAAGTGCCACGTTCAACGGATCAGATGCTCGCCCGCTACGTGGGCGAAATCGAGGAGCGTCAGACGTTCATCGACGGGCTAGTCGAAGCCGCCGAGAACGAGCAGCGCGACCTCAACGAACAGGAAATGGAGCTAGTCACTCGTGCTCGCGACCGGATTCAGGTCGTGAACCGAAACATGGCGCCCCTAGAGGATTCGCGTCGCATCGCGAGCGAGTCGAGCGAGCGCATCGCGTCGCTCGCTCGTTTCATGACCGGGCGGAACGAAGGCCCGGCGACGATCGAGTACCGCTCCGCGGGCGCGTACGTGCTCGACTACTGGCGGGCCGGGCTAGGCGTCGAGGACGCGCAGCACAGGCTCGAACTGTTCCACCGCGCAGCGGCTCACCAGACGACGGGCGACAACCCGGGCCTACTGCCCGAGTCGATCCTCGGGCCGGTCGTGAACTTCGTAGACGAGTCGCGACCGCTCGTGAACGCGATCGGTCCTCGCGATCTGCCGGGCGGGTCGTGGTCGCGGCCGATCGTCACGCAGCATACGAACGTCGCTGCGCAGACGCTCGGTGAAAAGACCGAGCTGGTGAGCCGCAAAATGCTCATCTCGAAACTGCCTGTCGCGGCGGTGACCTACGGCGGCTACGTGAACGTGTCGAGGCAAGACATCGACTGGTCGCAGCCGCAAATCATGGACATCGTTATCGGTGACCTCGCGGGCTACTACGCGCAGGTGACCGAGGACGCAGCGGGCGATGCGTTCGCAGGGGCGGCGACGTCAGGACCTGTTCTGCCTGCGACGCCGACGAGCGCAGACGTCGCGGCTGCGCTCTGGGAAGCAGCGGGCGCAGCGTACGCAGCGACGAAGGGACAGGGGCGTCTGATCCTCGCGGTGGCGAGCGATATGCTCGGCCTCGTCGGGCCTCTGTTCGCCCCGATCAACCCGCAGAACGCTCAGTCGAGCGGGTTCTCTGCAGGTGCGTTCGGCTCGGGTGCCATGGGCGCGATCAGTGGCATTCTCGTCGTGATGTCGCCGCAGCTCGCGGCGGGGACCATGCTCGTTATCTCGACTGCCGCAGTCGAGGTCTACGAGGATCGCATCGGGTCCCTGAGCGTGGTCGAGCCGAGCGTGCTCGGCGTGCAGGTCGCCTACGCGGGCTACTTCGCGCCGCTCGTCATCGAGGACGCGGGCATCATCGAAATCACGCAGACGCCATGAGCGGGCAGCTCGACGCTCCCAATCAACAGGTCGTCAGGGCCGACGGTTCAGGCCCGGGTGACGAGGGCAGCGGCGGCTCGACGCCGCCCGAGGCAGAGCAGCAGGAAACGAAGCTGCCCGGGCAGCACGCGGGCCTCGATGCTCTCGCCGCCGAGCGCGGCGTCGAGTGGTCGCGTGACGATCTGACAGTCGCCGAGAAACAGGCAGAGCTGGGCGGCTGATCGTCATGGCCTACGCGGATGCAGCAGAGCTAGCTCGCATCCTGTCGATTCAGAATCCCTCTGCAGCGGTGCAGGACGCGCTGCAGAGGGTTCTCGACGCGGCAGCCGAGGAAATCGACGCGTATCTCGGCCTCGCCGACGGGATGCCGGACCCGCCCCCGGCGATCGTCGTCTCTACGAACGTCGATTGGGCGGAGGATTTCTGGAAGCAGGAACAGTCGCCCTACGGGGTCGTCGTGCTCGGCGGCGAGGCGCCGCTCGCGCATCCCGGCCGCGACCCGTTTCGGCGGCACAAGTTGAAACTGCTCCCGCTGAAAGAATCGTGGGGCGTCGGTTAGGTGACGCCGCCGACTGCATCGCCGAGTCTCGTCGCGCAGGCGATGAGCACGACCGAAATCCTGCTGACGTGGGAGGCGGCGACGGATGACGTCGGCATCGGCGTCTACCACCTCGAACGCTGCGTCGGCGAGGGCTGCACCGGCTTTACGAACATCGTCGCGACCGACCTGCTGACGTGGCTCGACGCCGACCTGACGCCCGACACGACCTACCGCTATCGCGTCATCGCGTACGCGCTCGATGACGAGGAGGAAGGCCCGCCGTCGGCGATCGCGGAAGCGACGACCGACGCAGAGGCGGTCGCGTCGGGTCTGATCGTCGTCGCGCAGGCGCTCGCCGCCGCGCTCGTGCCGCTCGGCGCGTCAGTCCCGGGTCTGCAGGTCACTGCGTTTCTGAATCCCAACCCGACGCCGCCGAGCATCGACATCTACCCCGCAGACCTGTTTCAGCAGGGCCTGGGATTCGGCATCGACCAAGACACGTTCTGGACGATCCGGGCGAGGACGACAACCGCCGACCATGAGAGCGGGCAGCGGGCGCTGCTCGCGCTGCTCGACCGCTCGAACGGCGCGTCAGTAGAGAACGCGCTCGTAGCCGATCAGACGCTCGGCGGCGCCGTGCAGTCGCTCGCGATCGCCGACGAGGGCGTCTCGGGCTATCGCGTCTACCTCGAGGACCCGACGAGCGGCGGGCACCTGATCGGCGTCGAGTGGCGAGTGGAGGTGGTGACGAAATGACGGTCTACAAGGTGACCGCGAAAACGGGCTATCGCGGCTACGCGGAAGGCGACGAGTTCGACCTCGAGCTGACGCCTGACGAGGAACGTCGCGCGAAGGCCCGCGGCTCGATTCGCGTCGTGAAGCGCGACGACGACGACGACAAACCGACGAAGCGAAAGGGGCAGACGTGAAGCGCATCGCTCTGAAAGACAACGTGACCGTGGATTCGGTGGACCTATCTGTATTCGCGAGGTCCGTCGAGTTCAGCTCTGAGCACGATCGAGTGGACGTCAGCGGCTTTTCGCCGACGGGCACGAACGAGTACCTGGCCGGGCCGACCGAGCAGCAGGTTACGGTCGAGTTCTACGGCAGCTACGGCGCGGGCGAAGTGCACGCGACGCTCTACCCCGTTCACCGCGACCGCGACATCGTGCCGTTCGCGTGGAGGCCCGATCAGACGGCGATCGTCTCGGCGACGAATCCCGAGCTGCGCGGGAACGTGCAGATTTACAGCTACGGGCCGGGCGCGACTCGCGGCGAGGTCGAGGCGTTTCAGGTGACGTTCAACGCCGCAGACGAGGACGGGCTGCAGTTCTACGACGCACCTGCTGCGTAGTGCCGCCGCAGGGCGAGACGGTCAGGATCGAGGGCTACCGCGAGTTTCTGCGGGCCTGCGATCGCGCGGGGAAGGAAACGAAGCGGTACGTACGCGGGACGTTCCGCGAGGTCGGCGACATCGTGCGCATCGACGGCGCATCGCTGCTCGCGCCGATTAGCCCGACGTCGGCTGCAGGCTTTCGGACGTACGTGCGAGCGACGGGCGTCACCGTGCAGCAGTCGCTGCGCAAAACGACCGGGACCCGTCCCGACTGGGGCGGGACGCAGATGCGACGTGCGCTCGTGCCGTCGATGACGCGAAACGAGGATCGCATCGTCGGCGCGATGGCGCACGCGATCGACAAGGTGTGCGACCACTTCGAGCAGGCGCCCTAGATGGACTGGCTCACGATCAAGGGCGGGACCGTCTACGACGGGCGCTACGAGTTCGACCTCGCCGCGACCGACTTCACCGTGCGTGAGTGGGGCTGGATCAAGCGGCACGCGGGCTACTTGCCGCTGACGCTCGAAAAGGGATTCGCGGGCGCTGATCCCGAGCTGTACGTCGCCTTCGCCGCGATCGCGCTCTACCGCGCTCGACGTATCTCGGCGCACGACGTCGCTCGCGTCATCGAGGTTCTCGCCGACGTCCCGGGCACGCTGACGATCAGGCTCGAAAGCGACACGCCCGAGGTCGAGGAGGACGGCGGCGACGAGCCGCTCCCCCCTCCGTCGTCGCGAAGCTCGACCGAGAGCGAGCGATTTTCTGGCAACGGTTCGATGACGAGTTCGGAGACATCGCCGCCGAGCCAGGAAACCTCTGGGACCCGCGACTCGGCTACTTCGGAATCCCTCCCGGTGACGTAGTGGGAGAGCTGACGCCCGGGCAGCTACTCGGCACGGTCGATCTGTTCGCGGCTCTGCACGGCGGCGGCGATGCCTAGTCGGAAAATCTCAGTAGAGATTCTCGGCGACAGTCGCTCGCTCGAACGGGCGTTCAAGCGATCCGCGAAGTCGGGTAAGGAAATGCACGTCGCGTTCACGGGCCTCGGTCGAGCGGCGCTCGCAGCAGGCGGCGGATTCTTTGCCGCGCAGGGCGTCGTCGCCGGGCTGACCGAGGCGGTAGACGCAGCATCGAACCTCGCCGAGCAGACGTCGAAGTCGCGGCAGGTGTTCGGGACGTACAGCGCCGACCTCGAGGCGTGGGCCAAGACGACCGCTGACTCGTTCGGCATCGCTAACGATCAGGCGCTCGAAGCCACAGGGACGTTCGGCAACCTGTTCCGCACCGTGCACATCGGCGAGGCCGACGCCGCCACGATGTCGCGTCGTCTGGTCGAGCTAGCCGCCGACCTCGCATCGTTCAATAACGCTTCGCCCGAGGACGCGCTGCTCGCGCTGCGCTCGGGCCTCGTCGGTGAAGCTGAACCGCTGCGACGTTTCGGCGTGCGCCTCTCAGAGGCTCGCGTGCAGCAGGAAGCGATGCAGGCGACGGGCAAGCGATCCGCGAAGGCGCTCACCGAGAATGAAAAGGCGCTCGCTCGCTACGGGATCATCCTCGCCGACACGACGCAGGCGCAGGGCGATTTCGCTCGCACGCAGGACGGGTTTGCGAACAAAACGCGCAAGCTCTCGGCGTCGTTCCGCGATCTGAAAGCAGCGATCGGCACGGGCCTGATCCCGGCGCTCTCGACGGCGGTAGACATCACGGCAAAGCTGATCGAGGGCGCGAACGACGTCGCTCGACGCTACTCGCGCTCTGAAAAGTTCGAGTTCTTTCACGGGCTGGGCGAGAGGGTCTACGACGTCGCCGACGCTTTCGGCTACGGCACCGACGCGAGCGAGGCCTACGACGCCGCGCTGCAGCGCGTCGCGGCTACGTCGGCAGTCACCGCCAAGAATCTCGAAACGCTGCAGACGGGCGCCGTCGGCGTGCAGGACGTGCTCGAACGGCATCGGCTCGAAATGGTGCAGGACGCTCCGGCGCCGACGAAGGTCTACAGCGCCGAGCAGCGTAACGAGTGGTTCGACGCGATGATCGGGCGCAGACGCGATCGCGTGCAGGACGTGAAGGAACTGCAGGGACAGGTCGCCTCGCTGCGCGAAATCGCCCGACTGATTCAGCAGCGAATCGCCGCGACGAAGGACGTCACGCGGCAGCACCGCCTCGAGGACGACCTCGTGCAGGTGCAGCGCGACATCGGATCGACGCTCGACGCGATCAAGGAGCGCAGCGAGACGGCGAAGCGCGAGCGCATCGAGCTAGCGAAGGAGGCAGCAGAGCGCGAGGCGCTCGCTCGTCAGACGCGACAGTTTCGGGCGCTCGGGTTCGGCGCAGGCGGCGACGACCTCGTGCCCGGCGTCGATGCTCTGCGCAAGCGGCTCGGTCGAGTCAGCGACGCCGTGCGCGGCTCGATCCTCGATACCAAGAAAACGCGAGGTCTGCTCGCGACGATCCGCAGCATGCTCACCGATCGGGCGCAGTGGGGGAAAATCGGCGACGACGTTCGCGCTCGCATCGAGGAGATTCTCGCCGACATCGACCGCAAGCTCGGCGAACATTCGCGGCGTCGTCCTCGCTTCAAGGCGGCAGACCCCGACAAGGTGCTCGCGGGTCTGGGACTTTCGCGCGAGCAGATTCGTGCGCTCTCGGGACGCATCGCCGGAATCTCGCAGGGCGGCAGGGTCCCGATCGGCGGCGCGTCTGCGTTCGGCGTGCCGCTCGCGGGCACGCAGTTCGTCGTCACAGGCCCGGTGACGATCAAGGCAGACCATCCCGACGTCATCGCTCGCGAGCTGCAGAAAAGGGCTCGACGCACGGCGACGCAGACTCGCGGCACACGGCCCGGGTCGAGGCAGTCGATCGACTAATGCCCATCGAGGGATTCTCGATCGCGTTCGATGACCCGATGCTCGACCCTGATCCGACGTGGACCCGACTCGATGACGACTCGGGCCTCGTCGCCTCGTATCAGATTCGACGCGGGCGTCAGGACGAGCTGCAGAAAACGGGCACGGGCACGGCCACCGTCGAGCTGAACGACACCGCAGGACTGTTCGACCCGAATAACGCTGAATCGCCGTTCGTCCCGCTCGGCGTGCCGAACTTCGACGGGAAGCAGGCGGGCCTCGCGCTCTGGAATCCCGTCGATGAGGAATGGGTCGTGCAGTTTCGCGGGTTCATCGACGGCTACGTCTACGAAATCGACCCGAGCGGCGTCGTCACTCGGATTCAGGTCGAGCTAGTCGATGCGCTCGACTATCTCGCGGGCGTCGAGCTAGCGCCGGGCACGGCGGGACATACGCCGCCCGCTGAGTCTGAGGGCGACGTGTTCTACGCCGTGCAGCAGGTAGACGATCGCATCGACACGGTGCTGACGAACGCAGGTTGGCCGGGCGTGCTCTCGACCGTGTTCTCGGGCAACGTCGAGCTGAAATCGGTCGTCTATCCGCCCGGCACGACCGCGCTCGCAGCGATCGAGGACGCAGCCGACGGCGAGTTTCCCGGCGTCGCGAACGTCTACGTAGACAAGCAGGGGCGCGTCACGTTCCACGGTCGTCATGCCCGGTTCGATCCCGTCGGCGTCTCGTCGGGCGTCAGCGATGACGTCTGGAACTGGCGCCGCTGGAAAGCGGGCGACGGCAGCATCACCGCGATCGACAACACCTACGCGCAGATTCGTCGGCTCGCGTTCTCGCGCGAGCGTAAGGCGATCGTGAACGCAGCGATGGCGCTGCCCGATCGGAACGGCGAACCGGCTCTGACCGCCGACGAGATTCAGGGCCAAATCGTCAGCGACTCGACCTCGATCGCGAAGTTCGGCGTTCACTCATGGAGCGCCGAGAACCTGCTCACCGCTCGTCATCTCGGCACGGTGCTCTCGCCGACGAATAACGACCTGACCGAGACGCGCAAGTTTGCCGACTACTACGTGCAGAACTACGCCGAGACGCAGAGCAGAATCACGCAGCTCGGTCTGCGCTCGATCGCGCCCGAGGACGATCGCGGCCCGGCGACGTGGCGCCTGCTGACGGGCGTCGAGGTATCAGACCTCGTGCGCCTGTTCACGGGCTACCCGGGCGGCACAGGCTTCACCGACGAGGAGTTCTACGTCGAAGGCATCACGTACGACGTGCGCCCGCTGCGGCCCGAGTATGCCGACATCACGCTCACGCTCGACGTCTCGCCCGCGTCGCGCTACGAGCATGACCCGTTCGAGGACGTATGAGCGGCTCGACTATCCCGCTGCACGCTCGAAATCACCGCCCGGGCGGATCAGACCCGATCGTCACGCAGGGCAGCTATGACGCGATCGTCGCGAATACGCCCGGGCGCGTGCTCGACTTCCGATTCGATGAGGCGTCGGGTAACGCCGTCGATGACATCATCGGCGCCGAGCTAGCACCGTTCGGGACGACGGGCTACTTGCCGATCTATCGCGAGCGCGGGGCGCTGCTCGATGACCCGAGCGACTACGCGATCGCGCTGCCTGCGCCCGCGACGTCCCCCGTCGGTGCGAGCACAGACGGCGCCTACCTCGCGGGGGCGCTCGGGCCGAGCGAGGCAGACGTCGGCTCGGCGATAAGCGTCGAGGCGTTCGTAAAGGTCGGCGTCGGCCCGCTGACGATCGCGCCGATAGCTCATCGAGGCTGGACGCTGCGCGTCAGAGCCGACCTCGGGATTCAGTGGGTGACGACCGCCACCGACGAGCTGATAACGGGCGGCGATGCCGTGCGCGTCGGCGAGTGGGCGTACATCGTCGCGACGTACGAGGACGACGAGCTGATCCGCGTCTACGTGAACGGCGCTCTCGTCGGCTCTCAGGGCGTCGCAGGTGGCGGTCCCGTAGACGAAGGGCCGACGCTCGTCGTCGGCTGGGATCAGACGGCCGGGCTATCGAACTACCACCTGCGCGGGTCTATCTCGCGTCTGATCGTCTGGGACGTCGCGCTCACTGCTGAGGAAATCGGGCGACGTGCTCTCGCCGCGAACGTCGCGACGATCGGCGGCGGCGGCGGCATCGAATGGGAGGACGTCTAGGTGGCGACTGCGACCACGATCAAGTTCGGCGACGCGCTCGACGTCACAGACGAGGGCGGCGGCGTTATTCGCGTCGATGGATCGCCCGTGCCCGGCCCGGCGGGACCGACTGGCCCGGCGGGACCGACGGGCGCGACAGGTCCCGCGGGACCGACGGGCGCGACGGGCGCGACGGGCGCGACGGGGCCTGAGGGTCCCGCAGGATTCGCGAACGGCCTCTACTCGGCCGAGTGGACGTGGACGACCAAGACCGCCGACTCTGACACGTCGGGTCAGGTGGGCGGAAACGCTGCGTCGTTCGCCGCGATAACGCAGGTGAATCTGAACGAGCAGCGAGCGGATAACACGAACGTCTCGGTGTGGTTCCCCAAGTTCAAGGTCGGCGACGAGTTCTACCTGCAGCACAAAACCGACGCGACTCGCTGGGGGCGCTACGTCATCACCGCGCTCGGCGTCGATCATGGCACGTGGTGGTCGTGGGCGGTGACGTACCTCGGGAGCGCGGGCACGTTCTTTACGGGTAGCAACCCGATCAGAGTT